CGGTCGGCTTGATAGTCAGCTAATTGACGATGGAGACACGGCTTTTGCCAGTCTCAATCAACGTCTTCGTCCCGACCAGCTTAAAGCGGGTGAAGTTGCCGTAAGCCAAAATGGGCGGATGGACGTAGATGGCTCTTGGCAGACGCGAAAGGGCTATCGGAACGTCTTTGCAAACATTGGCGTTGGCGCGGGAGGATTGGTGATTCCATTCGTCTTAACCACTTCTCCAGCACCCGCAATAAACGACTTGGCGGTAGTTGCCATTTACGGAACCTGTCTCTACTCGGATCAGTCTGCTGCCAACACTGAATACATCGTGTTGGCTACGGCGACAAAGGCAATCCTTGTAAAGACAAGCGATACATCTGTCTCTTACACCATAACCTATCCAGCTAGCAATACCGTTGAATCAACGTGCGAGGTTATTCAGTCGTTCAACTATCTGTTCATATTCCGAGATGGAAAAGTGGCGTTTCAATGGGATGGAACTGCGCTAACCGGATCACCAGTATTTACGTTGGTTAATAATGGTACATATACGCAACCATTGGTTTATGACACAACTGGAAACACCGCAATTGTTAATGGAGTTGTAACTGTTACTGAAGCTGGACACGCAATTCTTGCTGGAGACTTGGTTATGGTTAGTGATGCTGGAAACACTGACCTAAATCCGCTAACGGAATATCGAGTATACGCTAAAACATCTGGAAACTTTTCATTTAAGGCGGATTCTAAGGATATTTCTGGGGCCACTATTTCAGTAGGCAAGCGGCAGTCAATTGGGCTTGGATTCACGCATATGCCAGCCCCTCCTTGGGCCACCTATCACCAGCGTAGGCTCTGGATGCCTTTCAACTACTCGATGACCGGAACATCGGGTAGTCCTACGATTACGTCGCGCAATGTTAGCGATGAGCTAATTGCATCCGACATTCTGGATCAGAACACCTATGACCAGATTAAGAACCAGTTCAAAATGGCTTCTGGGTCTTCTGACTACATCGTTGGATTACAGGCGTTCGCAGAAGATGTGCTAGTTGTGTTTGCCCGCAACTCCATTCATTTGATTCGTGGAGTTGGTGGTGACTTGGATAATGCTAGCGTTCAAGAAGTGACGCGAGAGGTGGGCGCAGTTGCGCGTAAGTCCATCATGCAAATAGGGAATCAAATCCTGTTCCTTTCGGACAACGGGGTTTACAGCGTGGGCTTTGAGAACCTTTACAACCTACGCGGGGCGTCCGTTCCAATGTCGGAGCCGATTAACCCAATCATGGGTAGAATCAACAAGGCATATGCGGCGAATGCCGTTGGGGTCTATCACGACAATCGCTACTACCTAGCGGTTCCGCTTGATTCATCCACGGTGAACAACGCAATCATCGTATTCAATCTCCTAAACAACGGCTGGGAGTCTCTTGATATAATCAATAACAGCCAATGGAACATCATTGGATTCGTTCGATCTGGCGCGGGAACGGTTAATCGACTGCACACGGTGAGCAAAGAGGGTGGCATTCACATCATTGATGAAGCTGGCGACGGAGGATCAGACGGTTACGACAATGTGTGCCTAAGTATGTCTTCCCCTCCCCTGATTAGCCAGCTAGATATTGACTCAATCCTTACGACTCGCCAATACACCTATTCGACAATGGACAGGAAGAGATTTAACTCGTATGAGCTACACGTTGAAAGTGCGGTAAATTCTGAGTCGGATGCAGACATTTCAGTGGAAGTGGAGAATCCCGATTCTAGCGTAGAACTAGGCAGCGTCTCTTCAGTGTTTGGAAGCCTCATTCCCGCCAATGAAGATGCGTCGATTCGCGGACGAATTGGTAATAGGGCTGGATATGGATCACAGTTTACGATTGCTCCAACATCAGGGCGACCCAAGATTAGGGCCGTGAAGATTACGGCTGCGCTTCAAAACGGATCAACGTCATCTGTTAAATAAAATGGGGATTATCAAAAAAGGTTATACGTTTACGGACAGAAACGAGGATTGGGCTAGTAATAAAGCCACGGCAATCCGTCTGAATAAACTCATTGATGAGTCTACTTGGGATGGAGCAATCAATTCCGATGCATTTGCTCCAGACGACGGAATAACCCCAAATAATCCAACCAGCCTATCATTCTCATCCGGTGTTGAATCAATTATTCTTAGCTGGCTTTGGACTCAGAATACCGCTCCGTTAAAGACATGGATTTACGAATCTATAAATACAACGCTTCCAACATCTACATCATTTTTTGTCGGACAGGATCAAAAGACTTTCTTTAGAAATAATCTTGCTGCTGGTTCTATTCGATACTATTGGATAAAAGTAGAGGCTAGAAATGGTAGATTTTCATCAGTTGTTGGCCCATTGGCGGCAACCGTTGCCACTTGGCCCGTGACGGACACAATCACGGTTAATCTAGGAAAAAAGATTACCCGTTCATCCACTGCTCCAGCAAGTCCAAACGATGGGGATATTTGGATAAATACGAGTGATAATAATATTCTCTATCGTTGGGATACATCCTCATGGGTTCCATATGGAGATAAACGAGTAGATAGCATTGCCGATGAATATGTAATGATGGTTACGCCAACAGGTGCTGGTCCAAGTCAGCGCATCATGGGGTTTCGTGCAACCAATTTGGATTCAGGAAAGACGGTTAGCTCGGCAACACGATCCAGCAATGTTGTCACTATTACTACATCTTCGGCACACGGTTATTCTAACGCAGACTTGGTTAGTTTAACTGCTCTTGGATATTCTACCGTAAATCCAAACGGAAGTTATTTAATCACTGTAACAAACACTGTTACGTTTACATATATACTTCCAAGTGGAAGCGGGACTGAGGTGTATGGCATTTCAGGCGCATACGCTGCAAAAGGTACGGAGTTTGTAATTCAGGCTGATAAATTTGCGGTTATTGACTCAACTGGAGTTGGACAGATTGCACCATTTCAAGTTGTTGGCGGAACTACTTATATTAAAGATGCTTTAATAAAAGAGCTTTCAGCGGGTAAAATTACATCAGGAACGATAACAAGCCAATCACTTACTATTTCAGATGGGTCTACCCCAAATTCCGGTATAATTCAATCTTCTGGATTTTCTGCAGGCTCTTCAGGATGGCGCATTCGCGGAACGGGAGACGCAGAGTTCAACACGGTAACGGTTAGGAATGGAATCATTGCAACGCCAACGGTGACGGCCCCTACTATTACGGATGCCGTTTTTACCAATGCGCTTGTCATAAGTTCCACCATTGGCATTAGGCGTTCCACAAATGATGGTGTTTTGACAATTACGGGAGCATCAACAAACGGCTCTTCCAATGGAGCACAAATTGACTTGGTTGGAAACAACTTCGGGGGAACTGGCGCGGGCGGTTATCTGCTCCTGCAAGCGGGAAGCGGAACGGCATCTGAAATTAGGATGCACACCAATCTTAGTACATCCGCCAATGTTGGTGTTGAGCGAATGGTAATTGACACCTTTGGATTGGTTAATGTTGCTAGAAACCTTAGTTTTGGATCAGTCTTTACCAAAGACTCTGGCAATCTCTGGGTTGACAGCAATCTTTCCGTTGGTAATAACGGGGCTGGTGACTCTCCTGAAAATGTAAATACATTAACTGGCGAAATAAAGGCATCTGGATCAATTTATAGCACGGGTGCCGGTGCAACTCGCGTTGGATTTCTTGATGCAAATGCGGCATCGTCTCCAAATACATACGTTGGATTGCGTTATGATAGCGCAAATTCCAGAGCTGAGTTGAGGGCACTAAGCGGAGGAACGGCCTATCGCGATATTTCAATTGCAGAAGGAGCGCATATTATGTTTGGTGTTCACTCTGCAATTGGATTAAACCTAGTGACTGGATATATTGAAATAAAAGATAGTGCTGGAAATGTAAGGAAACTTGCTGTTGTATCTTAATCTAAACCAATAATAATTTATGCCAATTCTATCTAAAGGACAGACGTTCGTAAACGGAGACACCGTAACCTCCACAAAGCTCAATAACCTTGTTGATAACGCTACGTTTGCTTCTGGATGCGTTGATGGTGTCAGCACTACGCTAGTTGGCGGTCAAATCATTGTGAGGGATAGTGGGCTTCTTCCGGTAAAATTGAGCACGGGTGCGCCAACGTGGACAAGCGGAGGCAATGTTAATATGACTGGCAATGTCACCGCAGATGGCACACTTGCTACTGGCGGCAGTATTTCCTCGTCTAATTTTATTCAATCGTTCGTTGGTTTTGAAAGCAACGGCTATCTCAATGTTGATGGAGCGTCAGCTTTTGCCGGAAATGCAACCTTTGAAGGATCAATTGTAGCCCACGGTACATCAACGGGGCGAACTGTTCCATTGCAAACCGCATCGGCAACACCAAATGCTATTAGTTTTGGCTGGAATGCTGGAGACCTATTGGTTAAGATTGACGGAACTAATTGGAAGGTTACGCTCACATCGGTGCCTTGAACCCAATAGAAGAAGCCAAAGACTACTACAAATCCAAGGGATGGAGTTTTGAGCAGGATTTGGGGTTCTATCTATGCCAAGGGTATGTTTTCAGCACTCCCGATAGGCTTCTTTTAGCAAAGCCAGTGAGAAAGGACGTTGGGGAGTCTGATTGGCATCCAGAACACCCCGACTGTTGGTATGTTCATTACGCGGCGGGCAATGGCGTTTTAAGCTGGTTTGTAGCTCAAGCACCGTATAGCTTGCCATTCATGGGTTGGATGCGTAATAAGGGCAGCAATGATGGCTTTAGAGCCTATCCTACTAATCTCCTCTGTGCTAAACTAAGCCTCAAAGAATATGGCATCCGTTAAAACTCCAACTCCACCACCCGCACCGACCCCGATTAGCGCGGCGGATGAATATCGTAAGACGGCTGATATGATGTCTGATCCGGCGTTGCAGCAGAAGATGCTGGACGTTGAGAAGCAGCTTCGTCCTCAATATGCTGCGCTCAATCTAGCTGACTTGCAGACCTATCAGGGCGGCTTGCTGGGCTTGCAGGAGGCCACCACCCGCCAATCTGCTGCATTGGAGCGTGAAACCATTGCTGCTCAACGTGCGGCAGACATTGGTGACGTGGAGCGTTATGGCGGGCGTGCAACGGCTGCAATGCGTGCTGCTGACCCCTATTCTACGCGCATGGCTGAGTTGAGCCAACAAGCGGCGGAAACTGCCTATGCGGCTTCTGGTCGGGTTACTCCTGAGCAGATGCGTGGGGCGCAACAGGCGGCACGGGCGGGCGGGCTTGCGCGTGGGCGCGTGGGCGATCAATCTACCATTGCTTCTGAGATTCTGGGGCGTGAGGACATCCTTGCTCGGCGTCGTGCGGAGGCTGCACAGGCTGGTCAGATGGCTTTTGGCATGAATCGGTCTATTAGTGCAGACCCATTCCAAGCCATTCTAGGGCGTCAATCTGGTGCCCTAGGCTATGGTGCTCAACAAATGGGTATGGCGCAGCAATTGGGTTCTCAGGCCATTGGGCCGCGTGCTGTGGACTACAACGCGGGCTTGAACTTGGCTATGCAGAATCAGAAGAATCTTGGAAGCTATAATACGGCTATTTATGGTTCTCAGGCACAGGTTGCCGGGGCTAATGCTCAGGCTCGCGGGGCAATGATTGGTGGTGCGTTGTCCGGTCTTGGTTCTGCTGCTGGTGGTGGGTTCTTCGGTAAACCTTTTGGTTAATTAAAAAATATCATGGCTATTGCAACTGGCAGTCAAATTAGACCTGAGCTATCGGCTGTTGATTACACGCCGTTCTTGCAGGCTTCTGGGCAGTCTGCTCAGATGCAGGCGCAAGGCATCACGTCTGCCGTTGGCGGAGCCTTGAAGGGCTTTGAAAGCTATCTTCAGAATAAAGAGAAGGATAAACAATATCTTGGCATCATTAAAGCTGCCGATACGCTAACAAAAGGATTTGAGCCAATTCTTGAAAAGGTAGACCCGCGCATTGCAACCGCATTGAGTGATTTGCGTTCTCGGATTACCGATCCAAATATTTCTACTGCTGAACGAGCATCTGCTGCTCAATCGTTCATGGCACAAGCTCCATCATTGCTTAATGCTGGCGTTAAAATGCTAGATACGCAAACTGTTGTTGACGCAAGAACAGCTCAACTTCAGGAACGGAAAGATTCAATTGCTGAAAAGAATATGATTGCTGCTGCTTCAAAGAATAGAGCACTAGGAAAAGAAGCGGGATTTAATTTAACTCCAGATCAAGAAAGCGCGGTAACTATTGGTGCTGCTAAATTAATGAAAGAGGGTAAAACAACTGAACGAGTAGACAAAATTATTAATGGAAGAACCGTTCCTGTTGAAGTAACTACTAATTTAATTACTGGAAAAGTTTCTGAATCTGTAATCAGAGAGCCATTCCAAAGTCCACAGGATGTTAAAATTGCAGAAAGCAACAAGCTTCAAGTTCAAGCTGGTGCTGAAAGACTTAAACAACTAGATACAAATCTGGATCAAGCGCGTACTCAAGAGGAGTTTGCGAATCAATTGTCTGATGCCATTCAATCTGGTGCGACAACCGGAGCATTTGCGGAAGCCTCTGGCAGTGTGAAGAATCTATTGGAAAGCGTGTTTGGTGGAGACTATGGTGCCGCAACACAACGACTTTTTGCAAAAGCCGCAAAAGGTATTACAATGACTCAAGTTAGAGGAATGTGGAAGGGATTGGGGTCAATGTCTGATACCGATTTGAAAGAAGGCATCAAAACGTTTGGTATCATCAACGATCCAAAGAAGGCTGTTGAATATTATATTGAAGCCTCTAAAATAAACAAAGAGCGTCTTGATGAACAAAAACAACTATCGAAATCATTGCTTAAAAAAGGTCTAACCCAAGATGAGGTCGCGAGTCAACTTGACGATGTAATTTCACAATATAAACCAATTTCTGAATTGGCTAAAGAAAAGATTGGTTTTAATCCAAATACAGATATTTCCGTTAATACGAGCACGCAACCTAATCAGCCAAAAGTAAACTTTCCGTCTCAAGAGGCTATTAGTGCGGAAATAGCAAGACGCCGTAAATCTGGAAAATAATATCAAATCATGGCTATTGATCTAAC